AAACAAGCCAGCGACAGTCAGGCGTTCAGTTGACTGGGGCAGGGAGCCTATTCTCTTGAAATCAGCAAAAGCATTAGCGGCCTCGATGGCACGAGCCTGAGCTTGCTCTGCAGTGTTATACGGCTCCCACTTGTATCCCAACTTATTGCGCAGCGTTGCGCTTGGATCGAAGGCGTAAACAGTACGGCCAGATTTCAACGTCACTTCTCTGTAATGCTTCACACGGCTCATCGTACTGCTCCCGTTTGGTACTATCTCAAACTACAGACCGCAATATATTTGTCAATATATAATGTTTTCCTATTGTATTAGTGAGTGACTTCTGGCATAAGAGTTTTATGCTTTTGTGGCACTCCTCCCACCACAAAAGCTGGCAGTTTTCTTTCATTTCTGCCCTCCTACCTTTGCTAGAAGGTGCCGTTTTCAGGGATTTTTCGTCAACTTTCCTGAAAACGGCGTTTCTAAAAATTACTCGGGCGTCAATCACATAAATAGGCACCTCACGAGGCATGGTCGTAGTGACACTTCATGCTGTGGGGGTCGGCACCCCCTCTAATTCTCAAAAAAATAGTCATTAGAAAAGCACTAATTAGTGTTGCAGCATTGAATCCGTCATGAGATTCTAGACCTGCCCCGATGTCGGCCTGACCACCGGCAAAAACGATCGGGGCTTGTAACTAGCAAAAAGGAATCTCGAAAATGGGATACGTTAATTTGACAATCAAAAGCCGCAACAAAAAGGTCGGCCCTGTGCCGGTCTCAACATCAGGCAAAGAGACTTGCCCCGATGCATGTCCGCTGAAAAATGGCCCTTGTTATGCCGATGGTGGGCCGTTGGCTTTATTCTGGAAAAAGGTGTCGGAGCAAAAGGCCGGCACTAATTACGATCGCTTCTGCGCAAACGTCGCAGATTTACCGGCTGGCCAGTTTTGGCGCCATAATCAAGCCGGCGACCTAAAGCCGATCGACGGCCAATCCGACACGATCGATGCTCCTGCGCTCGTTAAGTTAGTAGAAGCCAACCGGGGCAAGAAGGGCTTCACCTTCACACATTTTGACGTGATCAAAAATCCGATGAATGATTACGCTGTATCAGTAGCCAATCAAAACGGCTTCACGGTTAACTTGTCCGCTAATACTTTAGACCATGCCGACCAGCTAGCAGAAACTAAAGCGGGGCCGGTCGCTGCTGTGTTGCCGATCGAGTATGAACGGCAAACCATGAAAGCCGACACCGGCAAGGTTTGGGCAGAAACGATCGCCGAATATAAAGCCCGGTTGAATACATTGCCGACAACAACACCGGCAGGCCGTCGGGTGGTCGTTTGTCCTGCTACATATCAAGACAAGATGTCATGTGTTGATTGCCAGCTGTGTCAGAAGGTGAAGCGATCGGCAATTGTGGGCTTTCCTGCGCATGGCCGGTCTAAACGCAAAGCCGATGCTATTGCACAAGGGGCTTCATGATGTGGTTATGCGCTTGGACTATAAACCACGGCCAAAACAATCTCACCGACCACTGGTTAATACATAGTGGCAGGCATGCGGTCGTTGATTGGGTGTCAGAGATCGTTGATACCGATGACCTGCATTGCTGGGCGGTGTCGAAGATAGTTTCAGCATCGGAGCCGCATTGGACCGCCGGCGATGGATAAACTATTTCAGGCGATCGGTTACATCTGCGTGTGGATGTTTTTGATTGATACAGTTTTTAGCTAAACAATAAGCCGGCCTTAGGGCCGGTTTTCTTTTGCCTGCTGATAACGTGTCAGGCTGTGCCAGGTGTTGCTTGTGTGGTGTTGTGTTATCAGGTGCCAGGGCGATTTTTCCAGCAATCTTCCAGCAAGGATATTACCACGCCGTCATCAAAACGAAAAACCATCTCATCGCAAA